GAGGATGCCCTTGGCAAGAGCTATTCGGTCAGCGAGATCCACTGGGAGCGCGAGGGGCGCGGCCTGAAGGTGGGATCTATCGAGCATGTGGATCCGCGCTGGCTGGAATTTGACCGCGAGAATGGCCGTCACATTTATCTGCGCGACAATGCCGGGCCGCAGCCTCTGCGCGCCGATAGCTACATTGTTCATATGGCCAAGGCCAAAAGCGGGCTGCCGATCCGGGGTGGTCTGGCACGGCTGGCGGCATGGGCGTATCTGTTCAAGAACTACACGCTCAAGGACTGGGCGATTTTCTGCGAGGCGTATGGCCATCCGCTGCGTCTGGGCAAATATGACACCAGCGCCACTGTGCAGGACCGCAGCACCCTGCTGCGTGCGGTGCGTCAGATCGGGGTCGATATGGCTGCGATCATCCCCAAATCCATGGAGGTGGACATCGTCTCGGCTGCGGCCACGGGTGCGGAAAAGCTCTATGAGGGCAATGCGCGATACTGGGACGAGCAGCTGTCCAAGGGCATTTTGGGACAGGTGGCCACCACGGATGCGATCTCTGGCGGTCATGCAGTGGGCAAAATCCACGAAGAGGTCCGCTCTGACATCCGCGATGCCGATGCCGAGCAGTTGGCGGGCACGCTGCAGCGCGATTTGGCTGGGCCGATTGTGCGGATCAATTTTGACCCCAAACACGCTGTGGCCTTGCCGGTCATCAGTTTCACCCCCCCGGAACACACAGATCCCAATCTGTTGTTGCAGCTGATGGAGAAGGCTCCGCAGCTGGGGATGCGGATCGCCACGGCAGATGTCTATCGCGCCTTCAGCCTGCGTGCGCCGGAAGAGGGCGAAGAGGTTCTGACCCCACAGGCCTCCCCACAGGCCCCCACAGCCGCACCGCCTGTGCCTGAGGATGCCACCCGGCATGCGGCATCGCGGGACCGGGACCGCCCGGCCAAAGACAGCATGGACGCGCTGGTGCAGGATCTGGTGGCCTCGGGTGAGATGCACTCTGTGGCCAAGTCGGAGCTGGGCGAGTTGCTGGAGGCATTGACCAGCGCCCAGGACTTTGAGCAGGTGCAAGACATTTTGGAGGCCTTTGCGCAGTTCATCACCTCACCGGCCCTGCAGGAGCATCTCAGCCGCGCCACGCTTGCCGCCCGCATGGCCGGTGAGGTGGGCGCTGACATCACATCGGGAGGCGCATAGTCATGGTTGGCAGGATCGCACTGGAGCCGCTGCCCCCCGCTGATGCCATCACCTATTTCCGCTCCAAAGGATTTGCGCCCCAGCTGCAGCGGTTCAGCCATCTCGATCACTGGCGCGAGGATCATGCGCGCAATTTCGTGGTGGCCAAGGGCATGCGCGATGACGTGCTGGAGCTGTTGCAAAAGGAATTGCTGCGCAGCATGGAGGAGGGCCGCACGCTGGAGCAGTTTCAGGCCGATCTGGAGCCGGCCCTGCAAAAGGCGGGCTGGTGGGGCCAATCCGTCATGCGCGATCCAGTGACGGGCATAGAGACCGAGGTGCAACTGGGCTCCATGCACCGGCTGCGCACGATCTATGACACAAATATGCGCACGGCCCATGCCGCAGGGCATTGGGCGCGGATCCAGCGCACCAAACGGGCGCTGCCCTATCTGCACTACATTCAGGTAGAGCGGACCACCAAACGCGATGATCACGCGCGGTTTCACGACAAGATCTGGCATGTGGATGATCCGATCTGGCAGATCATCTATCCCCCCAACGGCTATTTCTGCGGCTGCCATGTGATCCAGCGCACCGAGGGCTGGCTGCGGCGCAAGGGGCGCACCGTCTCTGACCCCATGGATCTGGAGGCCGAGGCCTGGACCAACCCGCGCACAGGCGAGACCACGGATCTGCCGCGCGGCGTTACGCCCGGCTTTGATGCCAATCCCGGAGCAGTCTGGCTGGATCTGAAGGCCCGCGTGGCTGAGGTGATGCCGGATCTGGATGACGACAGGCAGGCCCACGAGCGCGGCATGTTGCAGGCGCTGCGCCTGCGCCGGATGACATTGGGCCGGGAAACGCTGGCTGTGGCAGATGTGAATGGGGACGCCTACATCGCTGCGGATGCCGATCCTGAGAGACCCGGTGTGATCGATGTCAGCGGCGTTCTGCGGCAAGATGGTGGGGCGTTTCAGGCGGACCGCGTGGCCCTGCTGCACAGCCACCTGACGGAAAGTCCGCTGTCGCGCGCGGATCTGATGACGCTGAGGGTTCCACAGGTCCGTTCGGTGGTTGCGATCACGCCCGAAGGCAGCATCTGGCGCGCACGCCCTGCACAGGAGATGATGTCACGCAAAGTCACTGAGTTTTCAGTGCAGGCCAAGCCCATTCTTTTGCGTTTTTCGATACCCTTGTCAAAAGAGGATCGGGCTCACATCATAAATCATGCTCTCGCGCTTTTTCTTGAGCGGCGGGGCGCGATCCACTACACCTATAGCCTGACAGGTCGGATGCGACGCCTTTTTGCAACCTACGCCGATCTGATTGAGAGGCTGTCACAATGAAGATCATCCTTCTGCCCGATGTCGATTTTTTTGATTTGCCAGGCTGGGAAGCACGGCTTGAGGAGCTGCGCGCTCAGGATGATGATGTGGTCGGTCGTGATGATGCAATATACCATGCACAAACGATGATTGACATGCTGACAGAAAACCCAGCTGCACCAGTTGAAACGTCACAGCCATCCGCTCTGGCTTGATTGAAAGGCTGTCGCAATGAAAATCATCCTTCTGCCCATACCAAGCTACGATGATCTGTCGGGTTGGAAAGAGTACCTGCGGCAGGTTCAGGCGCAGGATGATGATGTGGTGGGCAAGGAGGGCAAGATCGCCTACGCCGAGGCGATCATTGACGCCCTGACCAAACACCCCCCAAAAACGCCCTCTGAGGCCGCTTGACGCCTCGGGGGTATCGGCAGTGCTAAAATTGCCTGATGGGCATTTTTGAAGGCGCTCCGGCGAATTTAAACACCATCTGATTTAATACCCTCGTCCGCAGGCGCATCTGCGGGTCGAATGGGTCTGCAAAAGCTGCGGATTGCATCCCCGGCCCTTTTGTTTGTCGGTCATGGCATTGCTGGGTCATGACCAAATTGACCCGACATATGTGTGGCCTCGCGCCATTGCCTGCCGTCGTATCTGAGCAGATCGAGGTGATGCCCGTGGGCGCGTTTCGTCTGGCCGACAAGCGCGGACGGCAGGTGATGCGCCTAGACAATGCCCCCGAGGTGATCGCGGCCTCGTTCGCGGCTGCCAATGGGGATGAGCTGCCCATTGATTTTGACCATCGTTCTTTCGCCCCGCCGGGCACGGCTGACAGCCGTGCTTCGGGCTGGATCACGGCCATGGCGGTCGAAGGGGATCGCATCATGGCGTCGGTGAACTGGACCGATGAGGGCCGCGCTGCGCTGGAGGGGCGCAGCTACCGCTTTGTCAGTCCGGTGTTCAAGACACGGCCCGACGGTCGGGTGGTGCTGATCGAGGGTGCTGGTTTGGTCAATAATCCGGCTCTGCCGCAACTGAGACAACTCGCATCAAAGGATGAACATATGGACCCGATCCAACAGATCGCGGATGCGCTTGGCCTGTCGGCTGACGCACCCGAGGCGCTAACCGAGCGCATCGAGGCGCTGGTCGCATCTGAAACCCAGCTCGCCTCGATCACACAGGCGGCTGGTGTCACTGGCGGGGATGCCGCCACGCAGATTTGCGCGCGGCTGACGGCCAGCCCCGATCCGGCTGACCCTGATCCGGCCAAATTTGTGCCGATGACGGCCTTCACCGCGCTTCAGACGCAGTTTGCCTCGCTTCAGGGCGATGTGACTGCGGGCAAGGTAGAGGCGGCGCTGGAACGCGCCCGTGCCGAGGGCAAGCTCTATCCCGGTCTTGAAGAGTGGGCTACAAATCTGGCCTCCCGAAATCTGGCCGATTTTGAAGCCTGGGCGGCCTCGGCTTTGCCTGCGGTGGATGTCGCGGGCACCCGCCGCCTCGCGGGCAAAACGCCCCCGGTCAAAACCGACACGATGGGCGCAGAAGATCGCCACGTCGCGTCGCTGATGGGGGTCTCTGACGAAGCCTATCTCGCAACCCGCAACGCTGGCGCAAAGGAGGCCTGAGATGACAGCCCTGACAAAAAACGCACCCCGAACCCGTGCAGGCAATGGTCGGCTATTTGGCGACCCTGTGGCTGCCGCCACGACGATCTATGCAGGCGCATTGGTTGCGCTGGATGCCAGCGGCAATGCGGTCCCGGCCATTCCTGCAGCACCCGTCATGCGCGGTGTTGCGCTGGATAAATCCGACAACTCCGGCGGCGCGGCGGGTGACGAGACTGTTGCTGTTGAGCGCGGGCCGTTCCTGATCGCCAATGATGGCAGTCTCGACCGCACCGACATCGGATCTGATGTCTATGTGGTCGATGACAACACCGTGGGGGCCGCAGGGACTCTGGTGGCCGGAAAATGCCTTGATGTCCTCACCGAGGGCGTCGTGGTCGAAATCCTCTAAGAAGGTCTTACCCAAATGGATATTTCGCATGCCGCGCTGGCGGCTTTGAACATCGGCTTCACCACCGCCTTCAATGAGAGTTTGACGGGGGTGGAGAGCACCTATGGCCGCATCGCCATGACGGTCAAATCCACCACTCGGCACCAAAGCTACCCCAAGCTGTCCGAGATGGGGCCAATGCGGGAATGGGTCGGTGAGCGGTTTATCGAGCGCTTGGATGTGGACGGCTTCGTCATCACCAACCGCAAATTTGAAAAAACCGTTGGTGTGCCCGCCGATGCTATCGCAGACGATATGATCGGTATCTATAGCCTCGATATGGCTGATATGGGTCAGGTCGCAGCAGAGCTGCCCGATGATCTGGTCTGGGAGCAGCTCGAAAAGGGCTTCACCACCGAGCATTATGACGGCCAGATGTTTTTTGACACCGACCACCCGGTTGTGGATGCCAATGGCGTAGAGCAATCGGTGTCAAACTTTGGCGGTGGCGCGGGTGCGCCTTGGTATCTGATCGACAACACCCGCGTGATCAAACCGATCATTTTCCAAGATCGTCAGGCTCCGCAGTTTGCGGCCAAAACCTCCCTGACCGATGACAATGTGTTTGACCGCGATGAATTTGTCTGGGGGGCCAAGCGGCGCGGTGCAGCCGGGTTTGGCGCTTGGCAGTTGATTTATGCGTCGCGTCAGCCTCTGACGGCGGCCAATTATGAGGCGGCGCGCGCCGCCATGATGTCGGCCAAGGGGCACCGGGGCCGCAAACTGAACCTTAAGCCCAAATTGCTGGTGGTCTCGACTGAGAATGAAGGGGCCGCGCGCGAGCTGCTTATCAGTGAGCGCACTGGCGGCGGTGACACCAACAAATGGCGTGGCAGCGCAGAGATGCACGTCGAAGGTCGCCTGACCCTGTAACGCAGCGCAGGAACGCGGCATCGCTGCGGTGGGTTTTCAGAGGGGCCGGAGCGCCAGACCGGAGGTCCGGCCCCTTTTGTAAGCCAATCCCAACCAGTCAACAGGAGGCCAGACATGGCTCGCAAGACCACCACGACTGCGCGCAAACCCGCTGCCAGAAAAGCGACCCCGGCGGCACCAAAACCTGCGGCTGCACCAGATGAGGCTGCGCATGCCCAGGGTCAAACAGCCACGCCTGCCGCGACTGCGCCTGCATCAGATACCAAGGGGGCAGCGGATGCGGCGCAGCCCGTCCCAAACCCCATCACGCCACCTGCCGATGCAGCCGTGGCAACTGGCGGGGGCGAAAACACGTCCCCCGCCGGTGATGAGACCCCCACGGGGCCGCGCATCTCGGTGGTCTGCCATCGC